CATTTCGGACTGGCTGCGGATCAGGAGTATTTCGAGCAGCTCACTGCCGAACGGCAGCAGGAGCGAATGGTGAAAGGGTTCCCGGTGCGGGAATGGGTGAAGCGTGCGCACGATCGCAACGAGGCCCTCGACTGCCTGGTGTATGCCTACGCCGCCCTGCTGCTGATCGCCCGCCGCTACAACCGGGCAACAATGTGGGATCAGCTGGAAACGGCATCGCTGGAAGGTGGCGGACCGGTGGGGATACAGCGGGAGCCACGGCAGCGGCGCCAGCGGGAGGGCGGCTGGCTGAATGGCAGCGGCAACGGTTCGGGCTGGCTCTCTCGGTCTCGTTAGAGTGAGCGCATCATGAGCAACTACACCCTCAGCCAGATTGAGGCCCTGCGGGCCGCGATTGCGGAGGGTGTGACCTCCGTGAGTTCGGGCGGCCGCACGGTGGTGTATCGCAGCCTGGCCGACATGACGCGCCAGCTGCGGGTGATGGAAGCGGAGCTGGAGGGCAATAGCAGCAGCGCCAATCGGCGCCGTTATGTGCAGTTCCAGAGGGGCGACTGATGGGCAAACGCCGGCGCCACCGCGAGAAAGCAAGCCTGTCTGCTGACCTGGCGATGGTGCGAGCGAAGGCGCGGGGCGAAATCCTGCGGGCCTTTGATGGCGCCAGCCAGAGCCGCCGCACCGATGGCTGGGTGACCTCTAACCAGGGGCCCAATGCCGACATCAAGCCGATGCTTAATCGGCTGATCCAGCGACATCAGGATCTAGCCGACTCCAATCCATGGATCAAACGCGCCATCGATGTGGTGGTGTCGAACTGGATCGGCGACGGCATCATGGGCGCCGCCGGCCCGGGCGGAACCAAACTGTTCGGCAAGCAGTTCCAGGCCTGGTCTGAGTCAACCGACTGCGACTTCTATGGCCGGTTGAACTTCTACGGCCTGCAGGAGCTCTGGACCCGCACCACGGTGGTGCGCGGCAGCGCGATCATTCGCAAGCGGCTGAATCCGCAGATGTTCCAGCGGGGCCTGGTGCCGCTACAGCTGCAGGTGCTGGAGCCCGACTGGCTCGACACCAGCCGCGACGATGGCCAGTACCTGATCGGCGGCAAGCAATTCGATGAATTCGGCCGAGAGCAGGGCGCCTGGTTCCGCCTGGCCCACCCGGGTGAGAACACGCCCAAGACCGGCTACACCGCGGAGTATGTGCCCAAGTCGGAGTATCTCCACACCTACGAGATGCGCCGGCCGGGGCAATACACCGGCGTGCCAATGGGAGTGACGGCCCTGCTGCGGGCCCGCGACCTGGACGACTACGAAGCGGCCGAGCTGCTCAAGCAGAAGATCGCCGCCTGCTTCACGGCCTTCCGCATCAAGGCCGACCTGGGCGAGGGTGTCAGCAGCGACACCGACATCATCGAGACCCTGGAGCCCGGGGCGATTGAAGAGCTAGGGATCGGTGAATCGATCGCCTTCTCCAACCCGCCACGGGTAGAGGGCTACGGCGAGTTCATGCGCATGAACCTGCACGCCATCGCCGTGAGCTACGGCATCACCTATGAGGCCCTGACCGGGATCCTCTCAGACGTGAACTTCAGCAGCGGCCGGATGGGCTGGCTGGAGTTCGCCCGCAACGTGGCCCGCTGGCGCTGGAACATCACGGTCCCCCAGGTGCTGGATCCGATCGGAAGCTGGTTCATCGAAACCGCCAAGATCACGGGTCAGATCCGGGGCCCGCAAAAGCTGATCTGGACCCCGCCACGGCGGGAAATGATCAACCCCGCCGAAGAAATCAAGTGGATGGTGGAGGCAATCCAGGCCGGCTTCATGACCCGCAGCGAATGCCAGCGCAGTTTCGGCTTCGTGCCCTCTGATCTGCTGGATGAGTACCAGGCCGACCAGCAGGACGCCGATCAGCGTGGCCTGGTGTTCAGCTCCGACATGCGGGTGCAGGTGAAGGCCCATGTGGCAGCCGGGCCAACAGCAACGCCGCCCGCCAATCCCAACGCTTCGCCAACAGCAGCAGAGCCAACGCCAACACCACCAGAGCCTCAATCAGCAACCGCTAGTGATAGTGCGGAGCCTGGCTAAGCTGGTGGCATTCATCACTGGCCCATGACTGCCGCAACAGCACAAGCGATCAACCGCATGGCGCTGCCTGCTGCATCGTCATGGGATGACACCACCCGCTCTGCGCAGGTGGTGATCTCCAGTGAATCCGACGTGGGCGACGGCTACATCCTGGTGCATCGCCAGGATGCAATCGAATGGCCCACCCGGCCAATCCCCTGCATTCTTGATCACTCCCGCACGGCTGAAGCGGTGTGGGGGGTGCTCACTGACATGCAGCTGCAAACGATCGATGGGGTGCCAAGCCTCGTCGGTCGAGTTGTAGTGGATGGGCCACCTGACGCCGAGGCAATGGCTTTGCCCCGGCTGCGCAATGGCTCAGCTCGGTTCTCCGTTTCGGCGCAACCGCTGACCATTGAGCGCCCGGTGGGTGTGAATGATCCGATCAGGATCACCCGCTGGTCGATTGCTGAGCTGTCGCTGGTGGTGGTGGGGGCTGACCCCACTGCCATCGAACGCAGCACCCCCGAACAAACCCCGGATCTACCTCCCCCCATGGAAACCGACAAGCTCCAGGCCGGAGGTGATCCGGCCGCCGAGGTGCAGCGTTCCGCTGACCCCACCCCTACCCCCAGCCCTGTTCCCGTACCTGCTGCCGCTCAGTCTCCCGAGACTGAGACGATCGACCGCGCCGCCATCAAGCGCGAGCGGGACATCATGCGTTCCTGCCTGGCTGCTGGCCTCACGGACGCCGCCGCCCAAGCCTTCATCGCCAGCGGCAAACCCTTCGACACCGTTGTGTTCGACATCCTGACCGCCCAGGCCGCCGCCACCCCGGCCGCTACGGCTGGTGCGATCCAAGTCACCCGCGACGCTGGCGACACCCTCGACCGGGCCCTGGAAGCGACCCTCGCCTACCAGGCCGGCGTTGAAACGCAGCTGCCCGACATCGCCCGCGACTACCGCGGCTATCGCGCCTTGGACGTGGCCCGCACCTGGCTGGAAAGCCGGGGCGTGAATGTGCGCGGCCTCTCGATTTCCGAGACCGTCGATCGTGCCTTCCACTCCACCAGCGACTTCCCGCTGCTGCTCGCCAACGTGGCCAGCAAGAGCCTGACCCGGGGCTATGAGGAAGAGCCTCAGACCTGGAAGCCCATGGCCGTTCAGCGCAACCTGCCCGACTTCAAACCGACATCTGAAGCGCAGGTTCAAGGTGCGCTCGTTCCCCAGTCCCTGGGTGAAAACGGCGAATACGAGAACGCCACCCTGGTGGAAGCCGCCGGTAGCTGGAGGCTGGGAACCTACGCCCTGCGCCTGCCGATCGGCCGCAACCTGATCATCAACGACGACCTCGGCGCCCTGAGCAGCGCACCTGAAAAGCTGGGCCGCGGTGCCCGGCTGATGGAGAACAACCTGATCTGGGCCCTGTTCACCACCGGCACCAACGGCGCCACCGTCGCCATTGACTCCACAGCCTGTTTCGCCGCCGGCCACAGCAACACTGGCTCTGGCGCCATCGGCATCACCGGCATCGATGCCGGTATCACCGCCCTGCGGAAGCAAACCGACATCGCCGGCAACAGCCTCAACCTCGAGGCTGCCTACCTGGTGGTGCCGCCCGAGCTGCGCACCGCTGCGCTGCAGTTCCTCTACCCCACGGGCTACGCCCCCTCCAGCCTGACCGGCGCCAGCGGCCCCAACCCCTTCGCGGGTGCCATGCAGCTGATCGTGGAAAACCGCCTTTCGGCCAAATCCACCACTCAGTTCTATGTGATGGCAAACCCGGCCCGGATCGACATGATCCGTTACGGCTACCTCAGCGGCGCAGAGGGCCCCCAGATCACCAGCGTTGAGAAGCGCAACCCCGATGGTGTCGAGCTCCTGGTGCGCGAAGACTTCGGCTGCGCCCTGCTCGACTACCGCGGCTTCTACCGCTCCACCGGCGCCTGAACCCTGACCCCCTAACCCTCCTGAGGACAAGACCATGAAGAACAAAGTTCAGGATGAGGGCTACCTCATCAACGTCACCGCCCCCTACGCCGTCAGCTCTGGCGGCGGCGTGCTGGTGGGCGCCCTGTTTGGCTTCGCCGAAACCGACGCCGCCAGCGGCGCCTCGGTGGTGATCGACACCGCGGGCGTTTTCAACCACGCCAAGGCAACCGGCGCCGGCACTGCCTTCGCCTTTGGCGATCGCGTCTACTGGGACAACACCAACAAGGTGCTCACCCCGGTCGCGATCGGCAACACCGAGGTAGGCATCGCCCGCGGTGATGCCTCGACCACGGCCACCTCTGTTGCCGTGCGCCTCGGCCCCCTGGCCACGCTGCGCCTGAGCGAAGCGCAATTCTCCAGCTTCCTCAACACGGGTGTAGCCAGCCAGGCGTTCTTCATCGCCCCGGCTCCGATCCAGATCCTGGCCGTCAGCGAGGTGCACTCCACCCTCGGCACTGATGCCGGCGCCGTCACCGGCTCGGTGGAAAAGCTGACCGGCACCCAGGCCTCTGGCGCCGGTGCCGCCGTGGTGAGCGCGACCGCCAACCTCAAGGGCGCCAACAACACGGTCCAGTCCCTGGCCCTGTCGGCCACGGCCGCCAACCTGCTGCTCGACACCGGCAACCGCCTGGGCTTCGTGCTCAGCGGAACCGCCACCTCCGTGGCCGGCCTGGTGGTGACCGTGCTGTTCCGCTACGTCTGATCACCCTGGGGCCCGGCCTGGCTGGGCCCCTTCCCTATTGCCCACTGAAGACCCATGGCCTGGGATCGCATCGCCACCCGCATAGCAACGACCTCATCGAGGGTTGTGGGTGACGCCGTTGTGATCAATGGCCTCGCCGGTTTCGGCATCCTGCAGACGCCGCGGGATGAACTGATCAACGGCATGATCATGAGCACTGGATACCGGCTGGAACTGCCCGTAGAAGTGTTCGGCACGGTGCTGGAAGGCACAAACCTGACCGTCAACGGGACCAGCTACCGGGCCATTGAAGACTCGATGCCCATGGCTGATGGTGCCATCACCTCCGTGCCCCTGGAGCAAACCGCAGGCGAAACAATCTACTCGGTGGATGGTGACTGGCTATGAGCGAAACTCTCACGATCAAAGGCCGTTTCCAGACCCTGCTGGCGCCCCTGGCGCAAATGGTGTCGTTAAATCCGGTGCTGCTGAGCGGCGAGAGCTGGACCGAGCAGAACGCCAACACGGGCTTTAGCACGGGCCGCCGCAAGATCGGCGATGGGGTGACGGCATTCAATGCGCTGCCGTTTGAACCAACGATCGGCGATCACCTGGCAGCCATTGATCCGCACCCGCAATACGAACCGCTGCTAACCGGCCCGGTAGCCACCTACGACGCAACGGGCCGCCTGACCCGCATCGACTACGACGGAGGCTACGCAAAGGCCTTCAGCTACTCCAACGGCCTGCTCACCACCATCGACTTCCTGCGCCCAGGCAGGTCAACGCTGCGCAAAACCCTGACCTGGGCCAACGGCCAGTGGCAACGCACCAGCACCCCGGAGGTGATCTGAAATGGCAACTATCAACGTCGCAACCAGCCAGAACCTTACGGCGGTCACCTACGCGCAAGATGACATCATCAACGTTCAGGATGGCGTTACTCTCACGATCAACTCCCAGTGGTCTATCAAGCCAAGGCTGATTCAGGCGCTTGGCACTGGGCGGATTGAGGTGAGCAACACCAGCACTAGCGTTGCCCACCTACAAGAATTTTTCATGGGTGCTGGCGGAAGCTCTGGCGGCATCAGTGTTACGCAGAATGGTGTGTTTCAAGTGAGGGGCGCCTGGATTACTGTTGGCACCTCCACAGGCACAAATAACGAAACCCTGTTTAGCGCAAACTCTGTCGGCGGCGTAGCACTTGACTACCCAACTCACGTTGAAGTTGAGACAGGTAGCGCCACAAATGTCTGGGAAGTTTGGAACGTGGTGCCCCTAGAAGTTTCGGGTGGCTTAGTCAATACCCAAGGTTTCAACGGTGCAAACATTACGGCGGGAACTGTAGCTGTAACGGCTGCGGGTGTGGTCACAGGAACAGGCACAAACTTTTTGGCATCAATGCTTGGCATTCCTTTTAAACTTCCAAGCATCGCCCGTGATTTTATTATCAACGTCGTTACGTCCACAACCCAAATTACTATTCAAGAATTAGACGGCTCAACTTATACGGGCGGCGTGATTGCTGCGGGGTCTACCTACATTGTTCGTAGTGGTTCGCTACTAAGTGCATCTGTAGTCGGCAGCGGTGACATTGGCAAGGTACTGTTTTACAACCCCGTCACCACAGCAGTAACACACGGTGATGGCACAAATGGCACAAAAGTTCCCACGGGCGCACGGGTGCGTGTACCAAACATTCATTTCAATAGCGCAATACAGCAGACCACCCTTGCAGCGGCAATCACTAGCACGGCAGCACAAGCCATTACACTAGCAGCGGCAATTGGCTCAACAGCAGCCGGGGGCTCGGCAACGGCGTATGTCGGTACATTGCTACTGGTCAACGGTTCAACAATAGAGCGTATTTCATATACTACTCGCTCAGGTGTAACTGTAAGTGCGACGGGTATGTTTAGAGGCGTGGCTGGCACAACAGCGCAGGCAAGTTTTCCTATTGGTACTTTGGTCTATTGGATTCCAGCGACCAGCGCAACAACAAACAACGCATCATTTAACACGAACGTATCTGGCACTGTGGATATGCAGATTTGTAGCGCAGGGTTGCGTATGCAAACTTTATTTACTAACTTTGCATCAGCAACAATTAAAAACTTTGGGTGTTCGTTTTTCTCTATTACAAACTCGTCAGGTTCTTACGACCTAGACGCCATTAGTTCGCTTGGTGGTGGCTATCAAATCCCTCAGAGTGGCGGTATTGGTGCAAACTTTGCCTCCATTATTGGTACTGGCGGCATTAGAAACATACACATGCACAGCAACCTTGCGCTAGTTGGTTCAGGCAGTGGGATGTCGTTTATCAACGTACAAGATGCCCTAGTAATCAGCAATCTCAGGGCAAGGCTGTTTAATCGGACTTCAGCCGTATCAATTAACTATCGTGCCATTCTGCTTCAAACAGTAACCTGTGCTACGCCGATTGATGGTGTGTATGTAAATGTGTCATTTCAGGCAACCACGCTTACTAACCAAGATATAAAGAATGTTTATTTTGCATCAACGACAAGTTCCGCAAGCGCAGGCACGGCTGATACTGCTTACTCCGTTTATGTGCAGTCTAGTGTCAATTGCATTTTCCGAGGCATCCAACTTTGGAACGGTGGTCTTGCAACACGAAACTTCATTAACATTGATTCAAATAGTGCAGACAACGTATTTCACAACAAAGGCTACCCTGCTATTGATGGTGGTTTGCAACTAGGAAGTATTACTTCCGACACAGGGTTAAATACGATCACAGCTTTCTTTTCAGTCACAAACCCAAGAATATCAACAACAAACGTAAGCTATCTCAGACAAGATACAGCTACCAACAGCGGCGGCTTGTTCCGTATGCTTTTGATTGATTCAATT